TCAGTCATACGATCTGTTCGCTGACCCTGAGGAAGTAGATATCTCTCTACTCGTCAGTGGTCCTGCAAGCGTGGCAGTAGCGATCTCCGTGATCGGTATTGCTAACAACCGTAAGGACTGCGTTGCATTCCTCTCGCCAGAGAAGGACGACGTTATCAACAACGCTGGTGACGAAGCCAACGATGTCGTTGACTTCCGCAATCAGTTGCCATCAACGTCTTATGCGTTCATGGACAGTGGTTGGAAGTTCCAGTTCGACAAGTTCAACGACGTGTTCCGCTTTGTCCCTCTCAACGGTGACACTGCCGGTCTTGCGGTACGCACAGACAATCAGGCGGATCCGTGGTTCTCGATCGCAGGTTTCAACCGTGGTCAGATTCGTGATGCTGTGAAGCTCGCGTTCAACCCGAACCGAGCCCAGCGTGACCTGTTGTACCAATCCGGTATCAACCCTGTGGTTTCGTTCCCGGGTCAGGGCACGGTCCTCTTCGGAGACAAGACCATGCTTGCACGACCAAGTGCGTTCGACCGCATCAATGTTCGACGTTTGTTCATCGTGCTTGAGAAGTCAATCGCTATTGCTTCGCAATTCAGTCTGTTCGAATTCAACGACGAGTTTACTCGTTCGCAGTTCCGTCAGCTTGTTGAGCCGTTCCTCCGCGAAATCCAAGGTCGTCGGGGTATCACTGACTTCCGCGTTGTCGCTGACGAAACCAACAACACTCCAGAAGTGATCGACCGCAACGAATTCGTTGCTGACATCTTCATCAAGCCTGCTCGCTCCATCAACTTCATTCAATTGAACTTTGTTGCAGTTAGAACGGGTGTTGACTTCAATGAGGTTGGTGGATAAGCATACATATTCCTAAAGGAGTTACTAACAAATGTCAATGAGAATAGACAGTTTCAAAGGAGCACTATCAGGCGGCGGCGCACGCCCCAACCTGTTCCGTGTTACCTGCGGATTCCCGTCGGGATCGTCTAGTGCCCTTGCAACGGGACTTGGTGCTGCTGCTGGTGCCGTTGGTGGTGCCGTTGGTGGTGCTATTGGTGGTATTGCTAACGTACTTGGTGGCGGTGGACCGTCACGCAAGTTGCAGTTTCTCTGCAAAGCTGCGAGCCTTCCTGCTGCTACAATTGGTACGATCGAAATTCCGTTTCGTGGTCGTCAATTGAAGGTTGCTGGAGATCGCACGTTTGAGGAATGGTCACTGACGATCATCAACGATACAGACTTTTCTATCCGCAATGCATTCGAGGAGTGGATGAATCTCATCAACGCTCATGTGGCAAACGTTGGACCTAGTGGTTTGGATGTATACATTCAGCAAGCTCAGGTCGAGCAGTTCACCCGTGAGGGCCCGAGCCTCAACCCCACTTCACTCAAGACCTATCTCTTTGAAGGTTGCTGGCCATCTAATGTCAGTGCCGTTGATCTTTCGTATGAGTCTACTGATGCGATTGAAGAATTCACAGTAACGTTGCAATACCAGTACTGGACGTCGAACACGACCAGCTAAGTTGACGCTAACGTTCTCTAGTGAGGATTTTATACTATGCCGGAATTTCTTGGATTCGAAATCAAACGAACACCAAAGGCTGCTCGGGACGAAAAGAAAAAGCAATCATTCGTCCTTCGTGACGAGGCCGATGGTTCTATTACAATTGAACGCGGTGCGGGGTTCTTTACCAGTACCTTTTTGGATATTGGTGGTCAGCCCGGGCAGACCGACTTCGACCACATAATCACCTACCGTGAACTAGCACTTCACCCTGAGATTGACAGTGCTATTGATGACATCTTGAATGAAGCGATCGTTTCGGACGAAAGAAAGCCGACCGTTCAGTTGAATCTTGATGACGTGAAGTTTCCTGGTGTCAAGAACGATACCAAGATCAAGGACAAGATCCAAGCTGAGTTCGAACATATTGTTCGCTTGTTGAGGTTTCAAACGCGAGGTCATGAAAAGTTTCGTAAGTGGTATATTGATGGTCGGTTGTACCATCATATTATTATTGATGACGAGAATCCTGGTAAAGGAATCCTAGAGGTTCGTGAAATTGATCCCCTGACTATTCGCAAGATTCGGGAGGTGGAACGAAATCGTGACGAAAAAACTGGAGTAGAGCTTCCAGAAGTTGTAGACGAGTATTACGTTTTCAACGAAAATGGATTTGATGGTGCTGGTGGTTCGGGTGCTGGCCAGCAGGGCGACAATTTTATGACGCAAGGCCTTCGCATTGAGCAGGACGCGATCTCGTTCATCCATTCGGGACTGATCGTTGAGCTTCCGTGGGCACGACAGAATATCGTGGGAACGGGACCTGGAAAGGCTCGTTCTAAGAGAGTCTTTGGCTACTTGCATAAAGCTCTGAAGCCGATGAACCAGTTGAGATTGCTTGAAGATGCGGTGGTGATCTACCGAATCTCAAGAGCCCCTGAGCGTAGAATCTTCTACATCGACGTGGGTTCTTTGCCGAAGGTAAAGGCAGAACAGTATCTCAAAGACATCATGAATCGTTACCGCAACAAGCTGGTATACGATGCTCAGACAGGTGAGGTACGAGACACACGACGACACTTCTCAATGCTGGAGGACTTCTGGCTTCCGAGACGTGAAGGAGGACGAGGAACAGAAATCACGACTCTGCCGGGTGGTGATAACTTGGGCGAGATGGACGACGTTGAGTTCTTCCTGAAGAAGCTCTACAAAGCATTGAACGTGCCAATCTCACGACTTGATCCTGAACAGGGTGTTCAGGGGTTGGGTCGAGCAAGCGAGATCACAAGAGACGAATTGAAGTTTTCGAAGTTCGTTGCCAAGATTCGCAACAAGTTTTCCGAATTGTTTCTTGGTCTGCTGCGAACGCAAGTACTCATGAAGGGTATCTTGATCGACACTGATTGGGATTTGATCGTAGAGAATCTACACTTCGACTGGGCACGCGACTCTCATTTTGCAGAGTTGAAAGATGCCGAGATCATGCGAGAGCGACTTGACCTTTTGGGTAGTATCAGCGAGGCTACGGAATCTGGCTTCTATTCGAAAGCATGGATTCGAAAGAATGTTCTGCGGCAGTCTGACGAGGAAATCAAACAGATTGACAAGGAAGTAAAGAAGGAACAGAAGGAAAATGGAGATGATCCCTTTGCGACAGCAGGCGAGGGAGATGAGAGTGGGTTTGGTGGTGCTCCCGACAACGATCGTTTCGGAGGCGAACCAAAACCAGAGAAAGAAAAAGAACCAGCGAAAGCAACAACACCTAACGGAGAAGCTTAATAATGAGTAACGAAGCACAGAAAATGATCGACGCTGCCAAGAACAGCGATGGTGCCGCCTTCAAGGCATCGTTTGAAGCAGGCATTGCACAGAAAATGGGCGATGCACTTACAACACAGAGACAAGACGTGGCGCAGAATGTTTTCGGTAACATTCGCGTACCCACGCAAGAGGAAACGAGTTCCGAGTAAGGCAAAATCAAATGAAAACACTTTCTCAAATCACTACTAAGATCAATGAAACTCTGAACAAAGAGATCCGCGTTATCGTGGAGCATCTCGACGGCCAGAGTTTTCGCGGCGCTGGCCGTGCCGACGATTTCGGTCGTGGTGGCTACAACGACCCGCATCACTTGTCTGGTCGTGGTCAGTTGCTTGACGTTCTGATTCGCAAGATCAGCCAGCTTGGTGTTGAGAACGATGGATTGGCACAAGAGGTTGCCGAGAAGATGGGTTTGGATTTGGGAGACTCAGGTGGTGTTCAGAAGTTGCTCAAGTTGCTCAAGTGTCATGCTTTGGGTATCGCTCAAGGTGACTTGCCCACGACCCCCGAAAAGGTAGAAGTACTTGCTGTAGCAGCACAGATTGCTGCTCATGACATCGAACAAATGGAAGAACGACCGTTCGCCCCTGAGGCCAGCGAAGTGAAGCGAGCCCCACGCGAAGCACGAACACCCCCGAATCAAACGGCTAACGCAATCGCTGACCCGCTTGGTTACGCGAACCAGGGCAACTTGGAAATCGACGAAGCAGCCATTCGTGAGCGACTGGAAGCTATGAGAGAACAGTACGGTCTGCCTGAATTAGAAGAGGAAGACTTGCTGGAGGACAAGACTGACCGAGAGTTGAAGAAAGGTTTAGAGTCATTCATCAAAGATTACAGAGAATCTAAGCGATCCGGAAACCGTAAACTGGCAAACGAGCTACGGCAGGTTGTCATGCAGGTTGTTGCTCAGAAAGGTCTTGACTCACGACGCATTGCGAAGCTGCTCGATGAGGGTTATGATCCAGGTGTGCAGTACCAAATCTCTTTGGGTGAAGATATCACCCCGGTTCTGAAAAAGATTGTGGCTAACAAGCAAGCTGCTCAAGTTAAATTCGACAACGGTAAGCGCCGAACGATTGATCTGTTCACAGCCAGTGCTATCATTGTTGTTCATGATGCCCTCAACAAACCGAACCAAGAGAAGTTTCGTCGAATGTTGAGTAAGAATGAAGTGGACTTCACTAGAGCGACTAACTTTGCGATGTCGAGTACGACTGGTAAGTTCAGAGTGGACCCAGGAAGACTGAAGTAATCATGGCAAAGGTCAAGCAAGCTGATTTGAAAAAAGAGATCGAGGCTCAAGACCGCAAAGACTCTAGAAAGAAGTTTTTCAACGTCAATGCCTTGCGACTTATGCTCGATGCAGCAAAGGAAGTCAAAGACACTAAATCATTTGCAAACGCCTTTACCCCGACCCGTGGGAATAATGCTATAGCAAGAAAGCTCAAACTTGGTTTAGATGTTGTACGCGGCCAGTGGGTGCTTGAAGATGGCAAACACAATCCGAGACTCAATCGAATGAAAGAATCAATCATGACACAAGTAAACGAAGCTGCTGTTGAGGGAAGCAAACTCATTGAACTGCTCATGCAAGCCTTGGAAGAAGGGGACACCGTGCGTTTCACGGAACTCACGAACCAACTGCTTGCACATAAGGTATCCGAATGCCTTGGTGAGCGACGAAAGCTGATCGCAGAGCAAATCTTTGTTGAGGGTAAGGCTGCACAGGTTGAAGCCGAGTTTAGAGATGTCGTGCGTCAATTGGATAAACTAAAAGGCGTAAAATCTTCGGGAAAAAAGAAACTAGAAAACCGTCTTTTAGCTTTGGATAAAAAGAAAGCACTTTCACGACTTGGTTTGGGGGAGGATCTA